GGTCTGGGTCTATGTCCTGCTCTGCAACAAAACCATTGACGAGCGTATATGGGCCGGGCTTTATGACAAACGCGCCATATCAGACATGGCCTTGGACGAACTGAAGGGACCGAAAGAATGAACTGGCGGGAATTGAACGCCCGGTTGAGCAGCCTGCGCGAAGACGAGTTGGCCAACCTGATCGAAGAAGAACGTCAGGGGGAGCGCCGCACCACCTTGATGATCCGTATGCACCAGCGGTTCACCGCGCTCCGCGCCATGCGCGAGCGGCGGGAACTGCTTACGTCAACAAGCCCAGCGCCTTAACATACCGCTCGCGCACGTCCACTATGCCGATCAGGCCGCCGTTGATCCGCTGCCGGCACTTGTCCAGCGCGTCAGCGTCGGCCAGTTCGTTGCAGCCGTTGGCGGCCCAGTAGAACGCCGCGCTCTCGGCGGCGCCTTCCTTGGTTTCGATCCAGCTTGGCAGATCATCTACCGGCATACCCATGGTCTGCGCCAGCTTTTCGTAATTGTACCGCCCGGTCGTCTGCATCAGCCCGCGCCCGATGAAGCGCCAGCCGTCGCCGGGGTTCTTGTTCCCCATGCGCCCGCCGTAGGCCGCCTCGGCAATGGCCTTTTGATCCGCCGGATGCGCGTCCGTGCGGCCCACCTCTTCGGCGTATTCGGGCGAGAAGTACTTGGGCCATTGCGCCACCAGCGCAGAGGGCTTGTAGTTCAGGTTCTCGCGGATGGCGCGGCCGCCGTTGCTCTCGTGGCCCGTGTTGGCCAGGAACATGGCGATGCGCTTGGGCGTGATGATGCCGTGCCGGTCGCAGGCGTCGTTCAGCACCGCGGCCCATTCGACCGGATCGGTCCAACCCAAACCCTGCATTAACTTGGAAGTGATCACCTGCGAGCCATCCTATTCATCACGTCGGTCTTCTCTTTACTGCCGGCGCTGCTGCCAAAGTAGTACGCTACAACGCCGCCCCAAGCCGTGCCAAGAGTGCCCAGCATGATCAACAAGGCCTCAGACCCGCCGTGCTGCGGTAGGCCGTTTTGCAGCATGTAGAACAGAGCGCCGAAGTACCCCGCCGTGATCAACCCGGCCAAAATGCGTGGGGTCCAATCCTTCGCCGCTACCTCGCGGTTGCGGGCGCTGTCACGGTCGGCGTTGGCGATTCGTTCTAGGTCGATGTCCAACTCGCGCATCTTGACCGCGAAGTCCTGCTCGGCGGTCTTCAGCGCCAGAAGCTGTTCCGGTGTGGCCTTGGCCGCGGCCTCAGTCAGTTCGGCCTCGGTGCCGTCTGGCTTGCCCAGCAGAGCCTCAGAAATGGCGCGTGTGGCCATGCCCGCTAGAGGGCCGCCGACGGCGCTGGCGATGGACGGCGCGACCGTGCGGACAAGGTTCAGAAGCTGGTCCATCCTATCGCTCCAACATGAATGTCAGGTTTTGGTGCCGGGGGTAGGTGACAGTCCGTTCACCTTCAGGACACTTGTACTTAATGGTAGCCAACAGCGTCGCCCGTCCTTGGGCGATGGTTTCCTTGTCGGCAATGTCCAGCAGGTAGGTGAAGGTGTCGATCTCAGGGCCAGCGGGACCGGTGAACCGCGTCATGCTCGGCGTGGCCTGGTGGATGACGCCAGCGCCATCGCGCACGGTCACCTCGAACCCTTCGACTGAACAGTCATCGCGCTTCTTGACCCGCGCCACTGTTACCGTAACGGGCTGGCCAATCTTGGTGTCAACGATCCTGAAATGCTCCGGCGCCCACGCGATAATCTCGTTCTTGAACCAGCCAAACTTTTCACCCGCAGAGTAGCCGCCAACAGCCAGCGCGAAGCTGGCCGTCGCAAACTGCACAACAGGCGTCAGCTTGGGCAGTTCCATTACTTGTCGGCCTTACGCTCAAGCCGCTCAAAGATGGCCCGGCACATCTCTTTGATTTCTTGCACGTCTGACTTGTAATCGTCCTTGCTGACGTAGCTTGTATGCAGTTCGCGTTCAATGGCCTTCATGTCGGTTTGCAGCGCCCTGACGCTCTCCCACACCACTTTCATCATCCAACCAATCGCGGCACCGGCGATGCCCACGATGATGTTGTACAAGTCTTGCGTCATGGGCGGCCTCGTCAGCGGGGTGTCATAGCGTTGACGTTGGCGCGCGCCCCTTCAGGGGCCATCGCGTTGGGCGGGCGATTGTCTTCTTCCTCACCGGCGACTGCCCGGCCTGCGGTGCCCGCCATCCAACCTTGCAATTTACGAACTGCCTCGTTTTGCTGTTGAGATGTTCTAAACGGAGACATAAGCGCCGAAAAAAGTTCTGGGTCGGTGACCGCGTCTCTTAAAATGCGTTGCGCGCGGTCTACCGTAAGAAAACGGACAAACTTAGATGCGGCGCTAGACGCTTTTCCTGCGGCCTGTAAGCCGCCTGCAAGCCCTGTGCTGGCGCCTAACTGACCACCAAAACGGGCGGCAAGAATGGTGGCTACAAAATTCAGCACTTTTGCCGGGGCGTCTTCAATGACACCGCCGGGTAGCGACCCCGCGCCGCGCGCGCGTTCCAGCGCCGTCAATTCCGTGCCAATTTGCCGGAGCCGCTGGAGGGCCGGCGGGTCAAACACAGTTTGCAGCGCTGCGGCCTGCTTGGGATCGTTCAGCGCGTCCATAATCGCGCTGCCTTTGAACACCGCCCCGTCAGGCGTTGTTTGCCGCGCGCGAGCAAACAGGTTGTCGACAAACGACCCCCGCAAACCAGCAAGGGCTTTACCTGACGGGTCGCGGTCGACTGACCGCCGCAATGACGCCGCCATCGCCGCCGGGTCGTCCGCGTCAAACACGCGGCTTACCTCTGCGCCCGGTTCGGCGTTGAGGAACCGCGCCACCGCGCTTTCTTGCCGCTGGTCAAGCAGCCTGTCCATACGCTTGTCGCTGCGCTGGCGCAGGCCGCTTTCTACCGTTTCCTGCCGGGCGGCCAATGTTTCAACCTGGCGCTGCGCCGACATGGTTTCTGCAAACCGGTTACGCAACTCGGGGAAACGCTGTAAAAGAGCGTCGTTGCGGCGCATCCAATTAGTGGCGCTTTCCGTTTTAACGCGGCCGTCGGTCGCCACCGCCGCGTTACGGAAAGACCGAGTTAAGTAGTCTTCAATAGCCGCGCGCGTTGCCGGGCTATCGCCCGTTGCCACCTGTAAATCTCGGGCGGCTACCGCGGCGCGCGGGCCGCCGGAGCCTAACAGCGTTTCTAACGTCAGTTCGGGCGCCACCCGAGGTTCCGATCCGCCTGCGGTGCGAGCCAGCGGGGCAACCCCGCCGCCGCGGAAGACCTCGTTCAAGTTGCGGCTAAACTCGCGCGCGACAGCGTAGGGGCCAGCCGTCTCCGGCAGGCTGTTCAGCGCGTCCAGCACGTCGTCCGCAATTCGGCCAGCAATGCGGGCCTCGTTGCGGCGGCCAGCGTCGCGGGCGGTGCGTTCGATGTCCAGCAGTTCGGAGCGCAGCCCCTGCAACTCGGCTGGCGTGGCCGCAGCGCCCAGCCGCGGCGACGCCGACTGCTGCGGAAACGCGCCAGGGTACAGCATGTTAAGCTGCGACATCACGGCGTCGGTCTGTTCGTCGGGCGCTTCGCCACCCAAGAACCGCCTAGCATACGCCGGGATGTTATGGCGTTGCGTGGTGGGCGTCTCCCGCACCAACGCCGCAAAGCGTTCGAACAACGGCGCGGTGTCGATTTGCACGTCGCCGGGGATAGAGTCCCACAACACCCGCTCTTGTGCTCGGGCGGCGTCAAATGCCTTGTCAAACTCTTCGCGGGCGATGAGCGACGCGGCGTCAGCGGGCGCGTTAGGCTCTAGCGCCGCAATGCGCTCTCTGGCTCGCGTTTGCGCCTGTTCGACGCGGGTGTTGAGCGCGTCGGTCAGCCGTGTGACACGGTCTTCCAAAAAAGCCCGCGTTTGGGATGGGTCGCCGCCCAGCGCGCGGGCTTCTGCCTCTAACGTTTCCTGCGCCGCAGCGGCCCGCTCACGCAGCGCCTTGGCGATAGCAGGGTTTTCGCCCGCCACCGCTTTTTCAAGCGCCAGCAGCCGAGGTTCGCCGGTGCGCTGCGCCGGCGTTAAGTTACTGATGGTAGGCGCGTCAGCCGCCCTAGACGCCGCTAAAGGGTCTTCGGCCAGCGAAGTAAGCCGCGCCGCCGCGCGCGCTTCAGCGCCGGTTCTCGTAAAAGGTGTGACCGCTGCTGCCACCGTTGGTACGCCAGGGGTGTATCTTAGCAACCGCGGGACTTGCAACAAGGCCCCGGTGCCCAGACCGCCGACAAGTTCCCCTGTGGCCCCTACATTAGGGACGTCTGGGAAAGCTTCTTCGGCTGACACTCTGCCGTACCCAGCCCCCGCACCGGAAGCAAGTTCCGCTCCGGTTGTGCGAGCGGGCGCGTTGACAAAGGCGTTAGAAACGCTTCGGCCAGTGCGGGCGACAATAGGGTTGGCCGCGCCGGCGGCAAGGCGGGCCGCGCCGTAGCCGGGGATGAGCATACCGGCGGCGTCGCCTACGCCGCGACCGACGTATTCAGAAACGGTTTCAGGCTGCTGCCCCGGCTCCGGCACCATCTCCGCACCAAATGGGCGCCCGGCGGCGGCAAGCGCCGCTTCAATGCTGGCGGAGCCGCCGAAAGGGGTTTCGCTGACAGGTATAGGCCGCGCACCAGCCGCAGACGCTGCGCGCCCGACACCAAACGGCAAATAACGCGGGTCCATACCTATGACCGCGTTGGCGATGTCCACTGGCGCGCCCGCAAGTGTCGCTATGCCGCGGTTTAGAAACGGCATAAACCCGCTGCCGCGACCGGTGCCGCCCTGCTGAGGGCCGGGCGTACCTTCGCCCGACGGCGCCGCCGGTCGTTGAACAGCTTGCGCGGCGACCCGCTGCATCACATCCGGCGCAGTCCCTGCCGGGAACTCGATAACTCGGCCATCCGGCAGTTGGACTTCGATCATTGAACAGGCTCCAACTCACCAGTCTCAAGGTTGTATCGAAGACGTTGCGGCCTGGTTTGTGTGCGCCGGTCCAACGCGTTGCGGCGCGGAGGCGGCGCGGCAGGCGCGGCCGTCGGGGATTGATCTTCCGGCGCCCCAAGTTTGGCAAGAAAGTTTCTGATGTCTTCGGCCGCCCTAAGTGCGGCGCGGCGGTCGTCGACGGGAAGCGAAGGGTCTGCGCCTGCGCGTTCTTCGTCGGCCAACCGCGTGCGCAAAGACTTACCCACACTACGCATTCTGGCCAAAAGAGATTGAGGATCGGTAAACGCGCGCGGTTCAATATTAATTTCTTCGCGGATACGTTTCATTTCATCTACCGGGTACCGCGGATTTATTGACAGCGCCCTAATCAAATCGCCTTGCGTGTTACTAAATGTTTGTCGGCGTTCCGTAAGTTCTGGGTCTATAATATTCGCGCCAAACTGTCCCAGCACATTTTGCCCGTATTGCAGCGCCGCAGGCGTTAAGCCGGTGGTGAGAGGCCTTTGCGCCAATTGGTACAAAGTTTGGCTTGGCGCCGTTGCCGGTGGGGCCGCTGCCGCAGGCGCAGGCGCCGGGGCGGCAGGCGCGGGTTCCGCCGCATGGGGCGGGGTAATGTTCGCGCGGGGGCCGGTGACGAGAGGCGCGGGGGCGGGAGGCGCGGGCGCTGCGGGCGCTGCGGGCGCGGGCGTAGTTTCGCGGAACGTGTTACTAGTTAAGTCAATCAGCCTAGTTTGGCCTGTTACGGGGTCCGCGATAGGTCTTAAAACACCGCTTTCGATGCCTACCGCTGTGCGGCGGTCAACGCCAAAAGTGTCCATGATGTCTTGAATTTTAATTTCGCGCGCCGGGTCGCGGACGGGCCGCTCTGGCGCTGTGGTAATAGGTTGGCCAGCCGCGTCAAAGCGAGTTTGCCCAGGGCTAAGCGTAAAGCCTTCGCGGGTGGGCCGCTCTGGCGCTGTGGTAATAGGTTGGCCAGCCGCGTCGTAGCGAGTTTGCCCAGGGCTAAGGGTAAAGGGCGCTGCGGGTTTGTTTCGCTCCGCGTGTTCTCTAAGGCTGTCGTCCGCCTTTTGCATAAGCGCCCGAACCGCGTTTGCGTCGTAAGTTTCAGGCCACGAAGGCGCCCAAGAAGGCACCGCCGCAATCGCCGCCGCGCGAATTACTGGGTAGTTTTCCGCATTAACCGTAGGGAGCACATCCCGAAATGATTGGGTAAGTTTAAGCGACCGTTCAAGGTCGGCGGCTTGCGCTTGCCGCACAGAAAGAGCCGCCGCGCGGTCTGAGGCGGCCGCGGCGCGCACAGAAGCCTCAGCGGCGCGTTGGTCTGCGTAGCCGCGCAACAGCGCGGAATAGGTCGCGTGGCCGCTGCGAGGCGCGGCCTCTAAAATACGGCGGCCTTGAGCCGGGTCGGCGGGATTGAAGTTAGGATCGGCGAACAACGCTCGCAGTGCATTCTTTTCGCGCTCGTCGCCCATCAACTGTTGTTCGCGCATCGCGTTTAGCGATTGCGTCTGCATAGCGTTAGACATGCCCACGATGTCGGGCACTTGGAATTGGCCAAAATTAAGCGGAGCAAAAGACCCTGACATGTGTTGGCTCCTTATGCTACTGGCGGCTGAAGTGTATAACCTGGGGGCACAGGAGGCCCGTATAAACCGCCGCCGCCTCGGTAGTAAGCTGTTCTAGCTTTGTTAAGCTCGTTTACGCCGCCGAGATATTGAGATTGCATGTACAGATTGGCCCCGGTGCTAAGGCCCTGGTTCAGCGCGCTGGCCATGTTGGCGTAGCCCGACGCGCGGGCTTGGCCGCCGGCCAGCGCAGCGTTTGACAGGCCGGTGCCCATGCCCATGTAGGTGCTACCCATCCCGGCGCCGGTTTGGCCGGCCGCAGAAGTCAGGGCGTTTGCGCTGGTCTGGCCCGCGCCCATAAGGCTTTGCAACGGGTTAAGCTGGTTGGCGCGGTTGGTCTGGTACCGATTGTAGGAGTTCAGGTATTCTGCTGACGCCGTGTCCTGCCCAAACCGCTGGATACCTTTAAGCGTGGCGCCCGACAGCAAACCGCCGCGGGCGGCCGCTGACCGTTCAAGCGCCTTCATGCCCTCGCTGACACGAAACCCGTAGCCGGGGTCGGCAGTATAGTCGGCCATGCTAAAATCGCGGGCGTATTTACCATAACCGGGCGCG